AAAAGATTTATGTGCTTTACGACAACACCTGGACTGATATAACACCATCAGGATTTGTAAACGATGTTACAGCTGATCCATTGGGTTATGGTGCATACCATTGGGGTGTAGAAGATTATGGTGATGCTAGATCACAATCAGGTTTACCTTTACAACAAGGTCATTTCTCCTTTGACAACTGGGGTGAACACTTAATCTTTTGTTTTTCTGGTGACGGCAAAATCTATCAATGGCGACCAGATTCAGCAGGTGGTTCACCTGATACTATCGGCACAGTAGTAAGCAATGCACCTACTGATAACCAAGCAATATTAGTAACTAACGAAAGGCATTTAGTTGCTATTGGTGCAGGTGGAGATCCTAGGAAAGTTGCATGGAGTGATAGAGAAGATAATACCAACTGGACATCCACCGCTAGAAACACAGCAGGTGACTTACAAATACCTACAGGCGGTAGAGCATTGCTAGGTGTTAAGTATCAAAACGATGTCATTATATTCAGTGATACTGGTATAGATAGAATGAGCTATGTTGGCTCACCTTTTGTTTATGGTATTACAGCAGCTGGTGCTAACTGTAAAGCAGTAAGTAGAAGATCAGTAGTACAAACAGGTAACTTCCTAGCGTGGATGGGTGAAAATGCTTACTTTGTTTATGATGGTGTTGTAAGAGAAATACCATGTGAAGTGCATGACTTTGTATATGACAACCTAAATGTTCCAGGTAGAAACGCATCATGGGGTGGACACAACTCTAACTTTAACGAGATATGGTGGGGATTCCCAGTAGGCACAAGCCAATACAGACCTAACAAATATATTATTTGGAACTACAGAGAAAACACTTGGTCTATTGGATCATTAGATAGAGGTTGTTGGATTGACCAAGGTGCTTTTGACTATCCAATTGCAGGCGATTCACTTGGTTTTATTTACGAACATGAATCAACCTTATTATCTAACTCACCTAACTTAGACTCCGATGTACCTTTTTGTACTAGCGGTCCAATAGAATTAGGCAACGGCGATAACTATGTGCAATGCAATCAGATTATCCCAGACGAAGAAGCTAATACATTACCTGGTGTAACGATAAGCTTTAAAGGTAAGTTTACACCGCTTGGCGCAGAGACTGACTTTGGTTCATTCACTTTTGAAAACGATGGTTATACTGATGCAAGGTTTACAGCAAGACAAGTACAAATGACTGTAACAGGTACAACCACACAAGATTTCCAAGTTGGTAACATAAGATTAAACCTAAGACAAAGAGGTAGAAGATAATGGATCTATCCTCACAAAGACAATATATACAAAGAGCTGAAACAGCAAATGAAATACTTACTACTACAGATTTAACAACATTATATACAACACCAAGCGGCGATGACTTTACTTTTTCTATTGTTGAATCTTTTTTGGTTTGTGACCATGACAACCAACAAACCACTATAACAGTTACAGTAGTAAGCGGTGGAACAACTTTTACTTTATTTAAAGAATATGTAATAACTGCTTATGATACAGAAGAGTTATTAAGTAAAAGTCTTGTCTTAAAGCAAGGCGATGTATTAAAAGTACAAGCAGATCGTGCTGGTAATTTAACTGTTTATGCAAGTATTGTTGAGTATGGAAAAGGCGACTAATACAGTAGTTGAATTACACCCAGAGGTTGTACAAGAGCCTTGGGAGATTGAATGGGAAAGATGTAAGCCTTATATAGCAAAGGCTGTAAAACATCAAGATTCCTATACAATTGATGACATAGAGGATAAAATAAGAGGTGGAATATTCCATTTATGGCCAGGCAAAAAGTCTGCATACATAACAGAATTTGTAATGTTTCCACAACTAAATGCCATGAACCTTTTATTTTGTGGTGGCGATTACAAAGAACTAGAAGAAATGCTACCTCATATAGAGGAGTTCGCTAAGAAAGCTGGCATACAAAGGCTTTACGGCGGTGGCAGAAAAGGATGGACTAGGAAACTAAAACATCTAGGATTTGAAACAGAATATTTAATTAGAAAAGACTTATGAGTAAAGGCAAAACCAGAACAGAATCAGTAGCAGAATTACCAGCATGGCAGCAGGCTCAATTCCAAGAGCTTTTTGATAGAGCGCAAGGGTTGTCAAGACAGCCGTTTGTCCCCTATACAGGACCAATGGTTGCTGGTTTCTCTCCAGATCAATTACAACAGTTTCAAGCTACTAGAGGTATGTTTGAATCTGGTATGGGTTATGACCCAACCAAAGCCTTACAAGGTATGGCGCAAGAACAGTTTAAGCCTACTATACAACCTGTTACTGGTTTTCAAGCACCAACTATAGAAGCAACACAAGCTCCAGGTGCGGCACAAATTGGTCCAGTATCTACACCGCAGTTCAGAGGTTTACTAAGCCAAGACATAGGAGCTTATCAATCTCCTTATCAGCAACAAGTTATAGACCTAGCAATGGGAGACATACAACGACAAGCTGATATAGCGCGTGGTGGTGCGCAGGATAGGGCAATTAGATCAGGTGCTTTTGGTGGTTCAAGATCAGCAATATTAGAAGCAGAATCACAAAGACCTTATGTAGAGCAAATGGCTAGAACATCTGCTGGTTTAAGACAGTCTGGTTTTGAGCAAGCACAACAAGCGGCACAAGCAGACTTAGCAAGACAACAACAGTTAGGCATATTTGGTGCAGGACAAGAACAACAACGTGCATTACAACAAGCACAATTTGGTCAACAAGCTGGTATGTTTGGTGCGGAGCTTGGACAGCAAAGAAATTTACAACAAGCGCAAATGCAACAGCAAAGACAGATGGGTGGCCTAGATATAGCTGGCAGAGCGGCTTTAAGTCAGCCTCAATTAGAGATGCAGGCGCGTGCGCAGAGAGCAAACTTGCTAGGTGGCTTGCAAGGACAGCAAGTGCAAGGACTAGGATTACTAGGGCAAGCAGGTGCGCAGCAGCAGGGACTACAACAAAGAGCAATCGATGCACAAAGAGGCGAGTTCCAAAGAGCGCTTGGTTATGGACAACAACAACTTAGTTTATTACAAGGCGGCTTAGGAACACCATTAGTAAGTACAACAGGTACAGCAAGCGAAAGAGGCGTTACTGGAGAAGGTTTTGGGCAAGTGGCAGCAGGCGTTGGTACACTTATGAAGGCAGGATTATTCTCTGATAAAAAATTAAAAGAAAATATTAAACCTATTGGTAAGTCTGCAAACGGACACAACTTATACACATGGGATTGGAATGAAAAGGCTAAGAATCTTGGAATAGATAGTCCATCAACAGGTGTTATTGCACAAGAGGTTATGAAGTATATGCCAGAAGCAGTATTTAAAGATGCTAGTGGTTATTACAAAGTTAATTACGGAGTTTTATAGATGGCAATAAATCTTGATAATCCTTATGGCATGGTTGGAATACAACCTAAAATTGGAACAATAACTCCACCCCCAACACCAGCACCAACCATACCAGGCTTTACAAGCTTTGGAGACAGGCTTGCAACAATTGGTGGTTTTGGAGATGATCCAAACGAATTAAAGACACAAGAAGAGCTTGCAAAAATGACACAAGCACAGATTGACGAATACACAAAAAAAAGAAAAATGGCTAGAAGATCTGGTGTGTCTGAAGCATTAATACAGTTTGGTGAAGCTTTACAAGGCAAGCCAGCAAGTGCAAATGCTTTAGCAAGACAACAAGCAAGGCAACAAGCAGAAATGCAAAAAAAATACCAAGCAGAGTATCAAGCCGCCATACAAGCTGCTGAAAAGACAAACCCAGCACAAGCAATACTGCTAAGAAGCCTTGGCTTACCTGGTTTTGTAGATTTACAACAAAAACGTGCAGAGCAAATGCTTTTAGGTGGTGGAAAACTATTTGAGGGACAAGGCGTTGCTAACCAATTTTATAATATTCTTTTACAGGGACAACGAAATCCATCTGTAAGACAGTCTCCTATGTATAAAACTGCATATGATTATTTATCGCAACCTAAAACAGAAACATATATAAATGAAGTCGGACAACAAGTAACAAGAAAAATACCAGGGATGATTTCTAAAGGAGATTATTTACCTCCAACTGGTGTTGCTGCGGTAGATGAAAAACCAGTTATTGCAGAAGAACCTAAAGTAGAAGAAATTGTTAAGGTATCTCCACAAAGAAGAAAAACCTTAGAAACACAAATTGACACAGTAACTAATTCAGAAAGAAAAATATTAGCTTTCCAAAAAAAATTAGATGAACTAGATCCAAGTCCTCTTACTGTTGGTGAAGATAGGGCTGATATAGAAAGTCAGTACACA